CGTTATAAGAGAGAACGAAGTAAAGCGCAGCTACAGTTGCCACGATGAACCCTTAGGCACGTTAGACGGCGGATTTGAGCTGTTTAAGACACCACGTAAGTGCATTACTCCGAGTTGTGTAAGTAGTGCTGATAGCAAAATACCAAAGAGAAAAATATGAAAGTTGATATACAAGACGTGCTTTTTTGGATGGATGCTATTCGCAACAGTGATGACAAATACCGTACACTTGAAAGTTTCTGGAAAGGACAAGTTAATAGTAAGATATGGTTAGCTGAACAACTATATCCATTGGTTTCTAAAAACCAACAAAATAACATAGTTATTTACGGCGGATGGAATGGTGTATTAGCAAGTATATTATTTAACAGCTATCTACCTTTAAAACACATCACAAGTGTTGATATTGATGAAGACTGTCAAGAAACTGCATACACTGTTAATAAAAACTATGAAATAGCAGGAAGATTTGATGCAGTAACAGCAGATATGTGTACATACACAGAACCTGCTGACATCGTTATTAACACAAGTTGCGAACACATTACACAAGAACAATATGAGAAGTGGTTAGACATTCAACCAGACGATGCACTATTTGTAGTACAAAGCAATAACTATTTTGAACTAGACGAGCATATTCGTTGTTCAACTGATATAGACGATTTTATGCGCATGAGTGGTATTAAGCCTTACTGGCGAGGCGAGTTTAAAACACCTAAATATACTCGTTATATGATTATAGGAAAGAAAAAGAAGGTTTAAATTTGAGCAGTTAAGGATTATACAATTGGAAATTACAAATCGATGTCAAGCATCGTGTCCTATGTGCTCGAGGAATTGTCAAGGTGAAATTGTTAATCCATTGTTAAAACTTAACGACTGGACGTTTAACGATTTTAAAGAAATAATAACTCCTGAAGTACTAAAAAACTTAGATATAATTTATTTTTGCGGAACGTATGGCGATCCGTTAATTAACAACGATTTGTTAAAAATGTGTGCATATGCAAAAGAAATTAATCCAGAATTGTCAATTGACATTCATACTAATGGAAGTTTAAGAAACAATTTGTGGTGGAAAGATCTTGCAACTAGTCTTCCAAAAAACCATAACGTAATTTTTGGAATAGATGGTTTAGAAGACACACATCACATTCACCGAATAGGAACTAGTTTTAAAAAAATAATATCAAATGCAGAGGCGTTTATAAAAGCAGGCGGCAATGCAGAATGGCATTACCTTATCTTTAAACATAACCAACATCAAGTTGATGAAGCAAAAATATTATCTCAAAAAATTGGATTTTCTAAATTTCAAAAAAAACAAAGTACAAGATTTCTTTTAGAGCCAAAGGCTCCAGTAAGAAATAAAAATAATAAAATTGATTACTTTATTGAACCAGCAGAATCTACAGAACTTAAATTTATTAACAAAGATGTAATTGACAATTGGAAAACTATAGTAAAAGAAACTAGTATAGATTGCAAGTCAGTTCATGCTAAAGAAGTATATATAGATGCACATATGGATTTATATCCGTGTTGTTGGCATGCAAATGTGCCTTATGATGTTATACCAAATGACTTGACATATGAAGTACGTACAGCAATACACAAACAACACTATGAAATGAAAGATCGTTTTGGAATTACATGCACTAAGGAACGATCGATTAAGGATATTATAAATTCTGTTGAATACCAAACCTTGTGGAATGAATACTGGACTACTAACAAATCTATTGTATGCGTTAGAAGTTGCGGAAAAAAAGTAAACTTTGCACAGACACATGACCAAGTACTTAGTGAAAGCGAATGATGTTTAATTTTAAAGATCTAAAAGACATACATTTAGAAATTACAAATCGCTGTCAAGCAAGTTGTCCTATGTGCAGTCGCAACATACACGGCGGCTTAGAAAATCCTCTTATCAAAAACAATGATTGGACTATAAACGATTTTAAACACATATTGCCTAGCAAAGTCCTTCGTCAGATTACTGGATTCTATTTTTGTGGAAATTTTGGTGATCCTATCATTAATAATGATCTAATAGAAATGTGTCAATATAGCACAGACACTAATCCTGACTTATATATTAGAATACACACCAACGGTGGCGCAAGGAACAACCAATGGTGGAAAGATCTTGCAAAGGCATTGCCGCCGTCGCATAATGTTATTTTTGCAATTGACGGATTAGCTGATACACATAGTTTATATCGTGTTGGTACTGACTTTAACAAAGTATTAGAAAATGCTAAAGCATTTATCAGTGCAGGAGGCATAGCAGAGTGGGCATTTATAAAGTTTAAACATAACGAACATCAATTAATTGCATGTGAATCACTGGCTAAAGAACACGGCTTTGCTAGATTTACATATAAAGACAGTGCTAGATTTGTTGCCACTGAACAGTTTCCGGTATATGATTCAGTTGGTAAAACAACAAGATATTTAGAACCGCCTACTGGAAGTAACATCAGTCTTATTACACAAGACGTAATTGACAATTATAAAGACATTGTAGATGCTAGTGAAATTGATTGCTATGTGAAACAAACAAAAGAAATCTATATAGATGCATATAAGAAAATTATGCCTTGTTGCTTCTTAGCAAGTATACCTTATAATTATGCTGCTACAAATGATACTACAAAATCTATTAGATTAGAAATTGAACAACAGTATGTTAATTTAATTAACGATCTAGGAAATACAAACGCATTAGAGATTAGTATACAAGATGTGTTAGACTCGCCAGCTTGGCAATCGGTATGGAACAAATACTGGAGTACAGAAAAATTAATTACTTGTGCTAGAACTTGCGGCGTAAATAAACTTAGTAAACCTAAAGATCAATTTATTGAAAAGGTAAATTTATAGTGTCTGATTTAAAAAATTATCAAGCTCAAATAGAACAAGTGTCTGGTACACCAACATTTTGTATACTACCATGGATACACTTTGCAACTCGTCCTAATGGCGACATGCGTCTATGTTGCAGTTCAAATGCCAGCGGCGCGGGCGATGATCATACTATTGGTCTCGTTAAAATGGAACACGGCAAGCCTGCTAACTTTGGCAGAGAAACTCCTATGGAAGCTTGGAACAACGATTATATGAAAAGTGTACGTACAACTATGCTCAATGGAGAAATACCTGCAAGTTGTGCTAAATGTTTTGAAGAAGAAAAAGTAGGTGTAGTTAGTAAACGCATTTGGGAAACTGGAACTTGGCATCAAGATGACAACGGTGTAGATATTCCGGAGCTCATTCGCCAAACAAAAGAAGATGGTACTGTACCAGAAGATTTAAAATATTTAGATTTACGTTTAGGACATACTTGTAATATTAAGTGCGTAATGTGTAGTCCGCATGATTCTAGTAAATGGGTTGCTGACCATAAAAAGTTAATTCCTGTACTACAAGATCCTGAAGTTAAAAGACAGATGCAATGGGATCGAAAAGAGTTTAACAACAAGTGGCACGAGAAAGATACATTTTGGGAAGATATGTATGCGCAAATTCCTAATCTAAGACAAGTATATTTTGCCGGTGGCGAACCTCTTATGATTAAAGAACACAAAATGTTTATAGAAGAAATACTTCGCCAAGGCTTTCAAGATAAGATATTACTACGTTACAATTCAAACGGTTTGCTTGTTGACGACGATTTAATTAAAATGTGGAGTAAGTTTAAGAAAGTTAAATTTGCTATTAGTATGGATGCATCACACGAGCGTGATGAGTATATCCGTTTTCCTACAGACTTTGAAACTGTAGAGCGTACTCTGCATATGCTAGATAATACACCTGACAACATACAAACAAGTTTAGCAACAGCAATACAAATTTTTAATGTAAAGCACTTGCCTGACTTTATGAAGTGGAAGGTAGAAAGTGGATTTAAAAAACTAAACAGTGGTAATGTGCCCGGTGGCGTACAAATGGGCGGCGGATTAGTTAATATGCATTTACTGTACATTCCAACATTCCTTAGTATACAGATTTTACCTAAAGAAGACAAGCAAGAAGTTGAAGAACGTTTTATGGACTTTAAAGACTGGTTATGGAAAAACTACAGGCAAGACGACGATTTCTGGAAACATAATCCGTACGGATGGAATCGTTGGGAAGCAGTTCTCAATCATATGAATGCACAAGATAATAGTCATTTATTACCAGGCTTTAAGGAATATACAAATAAACTAGATAAAATTCGCGGTCTTAATGCTGCAACAGTATTTCCAGA